TGGACTTGCTAATTCAGTTAAAGTTGTAATAGTTCTATCTTCTAATGGGTCATCATTTTCAACAAAATCATATTTATTATTATCATGAAAAACTCCAACTATTTGATAAGCTAATTTTTCAACTTCAGTTACACTAATTACTCTAAAAAGTTGTGTTTCAAGAGTATCGTTTTCTAAAACCCAAATTGAATTGTTGTTAGGAATAGCACTTAGATTTGATGAAAGAGTAATAACTCCATTTGTAATATCGTCAACCGTTTTTTGTTCTACAGAGCCATCTGGTAATATTACTGTTAATTTAGGATTATTTGTATCATCTAAATCGGTTGCACTTGAAAAATCATCAACGGTAATAGTATTTTCAGTAGCAGTTTTAATTCTTCCTCCTTTTCTTTTATTTTGCCTTACTGGATCGGCAACTTTAATAACAGCCCCGCATCTTACAAGAGAACCAGCCTCGATTGTCGTAGTAAAGTTAATAACTTCCCCTTCGTGTTCTTGAGTATAGAGAAACCATTTTCCTAATCTTTGAGCTTGAGTTCTTGAAGTTATAGCAAAAGCTTTTATGTTTTTTACCACCACTCCGTATTTACTTTGTAAACTAGCACTAGCCTCTACGGTTTGATAATCAAACTCTTGAGTTTCCATGTCAAAATACTGGACATTTACAACTGTAAATTTTATTGTTTTTGAAGAATTAGCATAGTTAAAACCTTGCTCAGTTACATTTGCAAGTGTGAATAAATAACTTGGATCAGTTGGCCTATCTTGAGTTAAGGTTATAGTTCCCGCCGAATAAAAAGCAGTAGCTCGCATAGTGCTACATAGCTCACCAATTAATTTAAATGCGTCAGTTTGATTTTGTAAAACTGCATTGCAACTGAAACGTGGGGCTGGATTTCTGCCTTCATTATCAAGTATTAATTCAGAGTTATAAACAGAAGCTGAGTAGAAAGCAAATTTATCTAACATACTTTCTTTAATATGATCTCCAAATCCAAAGCGTTCATTCGTGAGAAGATCGTAAAGCACCCACGCTGGGTCGTTACAATATTCTTTATCAGGCTTTAATGCTCCGCTAAAGTTTCCGCTAAAAGATAAACTTCCATCAGCTCTTACAGTTGAATTATGAGGTATTTTTATTTTTTGCCCTCTAATACGAAACATAACGCTTGGAGTTTGCGGAAATTGCTCTGCATCAACTCTTACGGCTACATAAGCAGTATTCGGAAAAGTATCTGTTTCATCTTGAATTTCAGTAATTGATAAGATTCTTGATTTATTTTGTAATAATGAATCTGTACTATCTGCAGTGGTTCTTTCTACCGTCACCGTTAAGGGATATACAAAATTACTTGGAATAGGTATTATGTAATCTCTTACATAAGCATTTGGACTTTTACCCTCAATCTTATCGTCAACAGCGTTACTTACAGTTCCATTATTTTGAGTAATTTTTATTGTATGTTCTACAGAAGTTCCTACAATATCTCCATCATCTTTGAAAAATTGTAATGAATCAACTTGAAGTGTAACTCTTATTCTGTCAACGGTATTATTAATAGTTCGAGCAAAAGGATTGCCAAAAGTTAATTCATTTCCAAATATTCTTTCAGTTTCAGTATCTGCAAAACCTTTAATTTTTGGTTGCGTAGCTTTACCAAATCTTACTTCAGTAAAAACATCATTAAAATTAAATTTATCTGCTGATGGGCTGGCATTATTAGCAGACTGCTGCAAAATTTGAGTTCCATTTAAAAATATATCTTTCTGTAAACCGTTATTGTATTCAGTTGATCCTTGACTACCGGTAGCCGAAGGGAAACCTTCTATTTCACCTTCACATAAAACATGAATTTGTAATTGTCTTTGTACGCTTCCAAGTTGATCCTTCGGTAATTTTGGATCAGTAATTTTAGGATTACTTTCTGGTATTGGCATATTAAGCTGTTCCTTCTACTTGTACAGTGTCAACACCGTTGGAAACAATAATACTTCCAACAAATCTTTCACCATATACTACGGGAACGGCGAGACCACTACGGCTAATATTAGCAATGCCGTTAAAAGCAAAATTACTTGCCGCCATATTAGCATTAGTTTCCGCACCGGTAGCATCAAAAACACCTACGGGCTGCGAGGGTGTCAATAGTGACATAACACCATCTATAGCTAAAGTTGTGGCAACAGTAGTTGCAATAGACCCTAAAACAGGCACAGCGGCTAAAGCTGTTGCACCAGCTACAATAGCACCACCAACAGCAGAAGCCACTGCGACCGCTGTAGAAGCAACGGCAGTAACGGCTGCGGTAGCTGTACCAACTACGCTCCCAACAAAGGCAAAGAAAGGACCCGCACCAGTAACTACAGGAATTATTGATATATCTTCTTCTCCTTTCATATGTAGTAAATCTTGTGATATTTCAGTATTGCCCATTTTAATTCTGTAAAGATGTTGATAAAAATGACTCTCAAGATGTGGAAAATTAGCCAATAAAAATCTAAAAGCCTCTGCAGGGCTTGAAACTTCAGCTTCAAAAGATGATTGTCCTAAAAATCTTTTAAGATTTCCATAAATTTTAATTTTTCTAAGGGTCATATCTAAAAATCTTTTTTGTTATTTGTTGATATTCTAAATTATATATCTCCCTACAACTTAACTTACCTATTACATGATGCAAAATAGTTTGATCTCCTATATACAAAGCGACATGATTAAGTTTTTCATAAGCTCCTTTCATTAATAAAACATCATTTTTTTGTATTTCATCAAAGTCAATTTTTTTAAATCCCGAACCATATAGCACTTTTTCAAAATATGGATTTTCAGCAAACGATTTTATTGTTTTTGGTCTAGGCCATTTTTTTATTTCTATATTTAATTTTTCTTTGTAATAGTCACAAATTAATGACCAGCAATCCTGTAATCCCCACGCCCATTCTCTACCAATTAAAGTTTCTGGTTTCCAATCTGATGGTTTAAAACTGTGCCAATTTTTATTTTCTAAACTATAAATATGCCATTCAAGACCGCTGAATTCGCAACCGGCTTTATCTGTTTCAGAGGGATATGGCGAGCCATGTGGGTGAGAATGAATTAAACCGATTACCTCACCCTGATCTTCGCATTTTGCATAATCTTCGGGATCCATAATAAAATAATCAAAATTTTCATTTGATAAATTTTTACAAGGCCAATATTTTTTTTCACCTTCAATAATTGCTAATAATCCACAGGATTCATCTGGAAAAATATTTTCAGCGTGTTTTTCAGCTTCAATTTTCCAATTCATGCGTTTATAAATGTCCCTACACCCCTGAAATCTTTTCTAGTTACTATTCTTTTTGGAGCACGCACCCCTTGTAATTCTAAACTTGATACACATTCAAAGGAAACTACGGCTCTATTTTCTTGCATTTTTCTATCTATAAAAAATATTTCTTGAGGTAGTTCATTTGAATTTGGTGTGCCAAAAATATTTATACCATCTTTAAAATTAGAATTATCCAAACTGCTTGCTAAAGTTCTTCTTCTAATAAATTTTGCACCAGCAAGATCATTTTTTGCGGTGACTGTATTAGTATCAATAATTAAACCAGATACAAAACCAAATAAATTAGATATAGTCAAAGTTGGTCTTGGCAACTGACCGCTACCAGAAAATTCAAATCCCTCTGCCTGAATTGGATATTTGTCATAAGATTGATTTTGCCAAATTATAGATTGATTAAGTTGGTTTGATCCAGAATGAAAATAGTATTTTTGATTTGTCCCATGCAGTGCGGTATTTAATTCTATTTCAAATAACTCAATTATTGAACTAGGACTTAAACTTTGAAGTTCAGAGGTTGGTATAGCCATTATGGTTCAAAAACTTGTAAAAAACTTAAATTTATAATAGCTCTGTTAAGAGTAGGAATTGTCTTTGATTTTTTTGTGCAAATAAAGTTCAGAGCAGACGCTTCATCTGTTGGTTGATAAAGAAAAGATTTCTGGTCTAAATCTCTATCAGTTAAAAAAGAAAAAATAACATCAGATTGAGCTTCAGATACACTAAATGTTAAATCCAAAGTCATAGGAGATTGATTTTGCGGCAACCCAAAGAGTGTTCTGTGCTGGTAGCCATCACCTAAACCCACAACTCTTAGTTTTGTATTTATTGTTTTTCTTGAACCATAAATAGGTTTGATGTCTGGAAATGTCTCAGCCATTATCTTGCTAATAAACCTCCACTGCGTTTTTCTTTAATAAGTTGAGCCTGAACAGCAGCCCCAATAGCAGCCCCTAATTGCTGTGCATCTACACTACTACCAGCTACTGAAGAACCAGAGGCATCTACTGATACGTTAACAATATTTGTGGTATTGTCACCGCCACCACCGATTTTATTATTAGGTGTAATAAATCCTCTGTTTGAACCCATTGTTAATAGTTCTGGGCCTTTTTCTCCTACCAAATAAGTTTGACCAGCACTAACTGGGCCGCCTTTTGCCTTGCCACCGCCAAAAACTTTTCCTAAAAATCCACCAATCTTACCTCCTATGCCAGAAACAGCTTGTTGTATTGCAACCTCAATTAATTTTCGTTTTAGTCTATTTAGTACATTTACTGCGGCCTCAGCTAAGGTTTGTGTTCCCATGACAGCGTCAGTCAAATTATCAACAATTCCTTGTTCAATATCTTCACCTATTTTCATAAATTTGTCTTTTAATTCTGCGGCAGCCTCTTCATTTTTCTTTATTTGATCTTCTTGTTTTTTAAGTTCTGCGTTTTGAAGTATCAAAGACTTCAATCTTTCTGCCTCTTCACCACTAAACTTTTCATCTATCTCTGCAAGTTTTTCTTTAAGATCTTTTTGTTTTTCCTCTTCCTCTGTCATAGATCTGCCTCTTTTGACTGACTCAGTAAGTTCTTTGTTTTGACTTTTGAGTATATCAAGCTGTTTTTCAAATTCTGCTGTTGTTTCCTTTCCTTTTGCTTTTGCAAGTGCCTCCTCAAGTTTTTTAATTTCTTCATTTGCTTTTTCAAGTTCTCTTGCTAATCTTTTTGCTGTACCAGCTTCATTTCTATTTGTGCCAACTCTTTCTAATGCGTCTGCCAACTTATTAGCTTTTTCTTGAGCTTTGTCTAATTCCTCTGCTAAATCAGCCGCACTTCCTTTTTCAAGTAATTGATTAAATTCTCTTTGTTTGTTTACCGCCTCAACAATTTTAGTAACAAAAGCTCCAAGTGCTATAACAGCCAAACCAATGCCAGTTTTTGCAAGAGCTATTTTGAAAGCTGTCATTGCAATCGCTAACTTAGATACACCACCAGCAGCAACAAAAGATGCGGCTGCCATGCCATTTAAACCAGTGGAAGCCAGCATAGTATTTGCAGCGGTCAACTGAGTTTGTACGACCAGTGATGACAATGCACCAACAAGCATAGGAATACCAACAGATAAAGCTTTTACTGCAAGTGTCGTTCCAGCAATAATCAAGGTTGCCTGTCCAGCATCAGAATCAATGAAGTTTGTAAAGGCATCAACTAAGGAAGCCGCTGCTACAGCAGCATCAGCAAGCACTGGTGTTAGTTTTGCTCCTAAAGTTAGCTGTAATTCAAGTAATTCATTATTTAATTTTTTAAATTTTTCAGCGGGTGATTCGTCAATAATATCTTCAATTTTTTTACCTAATCCGTCAGCAGATTTTGATAAAGCCCTAATTAAAATATCTGATTTAAGAAGTCCTTTTGATGCAAAGTCTTTAAGCTTCCCTGTAGCTATCCCAGTCTCATCAGAAACGGCTTTCAATAGCTGTGGCACTTGTTCAGCTATACTTCTAAATTCATCACCTTGTAGCCTTCCAGAACCTAATGCCTGAGCAAGCTGAGTAAACGCTGCACTTGCTTCGGTAGCATTAAGACCAGCAACTTTTGCTATGGCATTAAAACCAAAAAATGTTTTCTCAATATCTTTCAAAGAAACATTCAAAGGTCTTAATCTTGCAAATATATCTGTTATTCCTTGAGTCGCTTCAATGATAGATAAATTAAATTGACTCTGTGCTTTTGCTACTAATTGCTGTACTTGTGCAAATTCACCAAACTCACTGGTGATTACCTTCATTCTAATTTGTAAGGCTTGAAAGTTTGCAGTAGCTGAAACTGTCTGCTTTGCTAACAATCCAATACCAATACCAGCAATCGCTGTTCTTAAGCCACCAAATGATTTCTGTAATTTATTAGTCTGATTCTGTACACCCTGTAATGCTCTTGTAGCACTTCCAGCCTCAACTCTCAGTTTTACGACTGCCTCTGCCACAAATAAAAAAAACCCTTACTCTATATTACCTCTATTTGTGTTTTTGTCGTTGTGCAGCTTTTTTTTCTTCGTCATATTTGACTTCATAATAACCAGCCCAATATATAAGCTCTGCCTGACTCATACCCATTCTGAGTTCTTGCACTGTCTTACCAAGTTCTGTTGCTAGGAAAAACTCAAACCTGAGCCAGTTATCCCCTTTTATTCTTTTTTTGCTGTATCAATATCAACTTCTATTTCATTTAAAAATAATTCAAGATCATTTAATACCTTTTCTGGAAGCTGTCTTTGCAATATAGGAGCATCTGACATATCAAAAGCAAGTGTTCCATCTTCTTTTTCTGCCATCTGACAAAGAAGTTGAGTTGATATAACTAAAGCATCAGCATCAGGGCCAGCTAATTGTGTTGCTTTAATTCTTGCGTATCTTGTAATCGGTTTGAAGTATAGACTCATGATGACTTCATCTTTTGAGTTTTTTACGTCAAATTTTCTTCTTGCGACCATTTCATCTTGAAACGCCCCAAGCAGTATGTCTGCGGATCTTTGTGTTGCCATAAATAAATGCGAAGAATTTTACTTTTAGATTGCTGATGTAATTGTGCCAGATGGCTTGAATGTGATGCTGATTGTATTTACATCACCCATTGATGAGCTTTGTTCAAAGCCTGTTATAAGCCCGCTAAAGCTGATCTTTTTAGTACCAGATGCACTGTCAGGGAAAAGTTCAAAAGCTGCTGTAGCTGTGTCACCAGTGGTCAAGATGCCGTCCATAAATGTTGCAGTCTCACCAGATGCGGCATTGTCATAAACCAATTCAGCAGTGCCTTCACCTTCAATTTGTCCACCAACAAAGGATTTGAAAGTGTCACCTTGAACAGTTGTTTCTTGGGTATCTTTAGTGATAGACATAGACCATGATCTAGTACCTAGCACTGGGTTGACTGAAGA